ACGCGGCCGAACCAAGCGCCCCCCCTTCTACTGAGAAGGGGGAAACTTTGGTTCTTCAAACCACCGTTAAAATTTGTGATCTAATATAAAAACCCCCGCACGTGAGTAATGGGGGAACTAAAAAATTTCTTAGATCACTAACGTGTGGATTGGGTTACTCGTCAAGAGCGACCACCGCTCTTGTGAGACTGACATATTTATAACTCCCCTATCAGTTGGGAAGTAGAAACAACACGAAATCGCGGCGGACCCAGCCAGAAACCTAGCTGGAAATCTTCACCGATTGCGATCAACCTGTCGATCTCGGATTTGGTGATATTATCTGTTCTCCATTTCAGATACACCGTGTGTTGCAATTGTGGATTAGTGGGACCCACGCGGGTGCTATCGAAACGACGATTATCGTAATATGGTATTTCTACCGATATACAATTGTTTGCCGAACGAAAATTTGTTGCAGCTCCGCGGAAATAGTCCGGGCGACCTTGATAGGCAGCCTCAGTCCGTTGTGCTATGGCATCAGAAGCAGGGATGTCGACAAGATCTGCGACTTCTCCGACACCTCTAACGCCGCGCGCAATCAGAAAAGCATTGGCATTATCTGCACTTGATCCGCAAAGGTACTTGTAGCGGATACTGCCTCTCCATGCAGCGAAGCACGATGACAACACAATAAGAGGTGTTCCTCTATTGATGTACACTGAATTAGGTTGACCAGCTGTTTGATAAGTTCCTCTGAAAATTGGTAGATTGTTGAGTCGTTGCGAATAATACGCATATTCATCCCTTGGCAATGGTAAAATACCAAGGAAATCATATCGTCTCAAAATCTGCCTAAAAGACACGATGGGATCACAAAAGAATGTAGTCTCATCTTTGGTCAGAGGCTTAGTTTCAAACAATTTGTATATGACTGGTTCCTCGGGTGGATCAATCTCTGGTGCTACAGGATCCGTGGTGGAATAGCCCGGATCTTTACCTGATTGTGGCACTGGAGTTGGAGAAAAATCACCTATCTTCGTAGACGTTGGTTCTGCTACCTGAAAATCATCGGCAGCAGAAATGAAAACGGCTATCCGGACTTGCTTGTCTAGGTCATTGGGAACCGTCAAACGATTCAACACCGAAACAGTAATAAAACCATTATCAGATGATTTGACCATGGGGTCTAAAACCCCATTATTGTTAGCATCCCGAATTTTACGTCTATCACGCAAATCTCGAAGATTCTCACACCAAGGTCGCAAAGATGCGTAGGGTACCTCGATCACAAAATCACGATCAGTAGCCAGATCAATTATTCTATTGAAACTGACATTGTAATCTGGCAAATTACCAGAAACTGGATCGTAAGAAATTCGTAACCGCCCTTTATGGAAAGCTGACGCCATGATCATGAACCTAAAACGAATACCTCCTCTCCATTTTTCGAAGAAAGAAGTAACCATCGAAATTGCTGGGTATCTATATGTCCCTGCAATGGCGGTATTCTGTATCGGATTCACGTAGGTCTGGAAAATAACTTTCCCAGGAATGTCAGCTGAACCCCAAGATGTAAGGTTGATAAATGACTCTTTTTGCGCTATGTTGAGGATCGCCATTTCGTCCTCTCCACTCAAACCCATGGTGCGGGTGTCGATATTTAATTCCGACTTGGCATCCAAAGTGAGTTTATTAGTGACTTCTTTAGCATTAGTAATTGCTATATTTCCATAAGAATTCACTTGAGTGTCATGTTGATCTGCCAACTGCACTGGTCTGGAATATCCAAACAATTTTGCAATGGTTCCAACTGCACTAGCACCAATTTCGGTGGCACGCGCATACGGGGCTATATATGGGATGTTTTTCATATTCCCAGCCCACGCAGCTAATGCCATCATTGGTTGTGAAATAGTAGATGAAGCATATTCACCAGCAGGTCCAGCCTGTGGTATAATAGCCGCGGAATTCAAACCAGTGGGTATGTTTAGGGATACGTCTTCTGCCCAAGTAAAGACAGAAATTACAACGTTCCCTGTGTTGGAAGACACATGCGTGAGTGCGCCAAAAGAACGCAAACTCAAACGACCCATCTCAAACCAATTGGCATCAGGAATGCTTAATGCATTATAGGGATAGAAAAAAGGTAATATCATATCCCCCCCTTTGCTGATGGTTGGATCAAGATAAATATGGGGACGCTGTGAACGCATGGTAAGATCCGCAAGTGCGGTAGTATCTTCATTGTCGTAAGAATCAGTGAGTGGTAGTGGCGTGTAAAAGACGATACAATTGGTGTACAAGAAAGAATTTCCATTGATCAGGAAACGCACATGCAACCTACATCGCAAATGGTAATAATTATTGATCCTATTAATCACACGTTTGTGATTGAAATAGTCACTCCAAGGATCAAATCTCAAATCCAATTGCGAGCCGACTGCCCAATTGATCTCTCGTGTCAACAAAGGTCTTGAGAAAAACTCAGCTAATTCCTCATGTTGCGCAGAGACTAAGTCATGATCGCTCGATGTCTGTCCTATGTCGGCCACCCACCCCGGTGTTTCGGAATGGAAGGCTGTTGTTTCTTGTTGGTGGAGGATTTCACCCTCCGTATGTTCAATATTATTACTAGGTGAAATATACACTATATTTGCTCCTCACCTCAAGGGCAAACATGTTTCCCAGATTGTTGTGGCTGCAACCACGTTCCTAAATAGGAACTACACACATACCGCAAGCCTAGCTTGAGAAAGGGTCTGGGAGAACCTTTCTATATTCGCTGGTAACCAATACGGTACAGGGAATTTTAGCGACCACGCCGAATCCCACCGGCCTACTTTTTGGATAAGTATATACCAGATGCTTTTTGAGCCTTCCTAAGGCTAATGACCTCATAAGAGGGGGGGCTAGTTTAACGTCTTGCCGAGACGATTTTAAAAATCCGAGCTATCATCGGATAAGGAGGACACATAATGCGATGTGATAGAACTATCATCACCGGGGCGATATTGAGTTTTCCACTCATCAACCCAATCATCGTATGTCTTCCTGAGGTTTCTGCAACTGCTCACCAACCCGTGGCGTTCTGCAACTTGCAAAACCTGCTCTCTCCGTGATTCATACACATCCCTTCCATGTGCAAACCACTCAAACAAGGCACCATCCAACACCTGTACCGACAACTCCACCTGGCTTATAGCGCTACTCTTCACGTTCGAATGCAGACTCTTCATAATAGAGGTTTCATCCAAAGCACCTAGTATGTGCTTTAATTCGGGATGATACACATTTTTCCTCTTAAGAAAATCACAATCCTCATCTTTCAAAAAGGGTTTGCGATCTGAAGATTTATCCGGCATCGTGAAAATTATGTCGCGCGCTTCTAGGAAAGTAGCCACAGTAATGTGATCGAAACCATGTAATGTTCGTGAAACTGAACCCTTGCAATCATCTCCGTATGTCATAAGTGAAACATGCTGCTCGAAGACAGGCACCAAATAAGGTACACTATCTTTGAACGTACGCATGTGCCAATGAAAGAAAGCGGAGCGTATAAGCAAGGAGTTAACTATCGAATTCACATACACGGTTAGATTGTGGCCAGAGGGGTTAGATCCATGAAACTGGATCAAATCCCCATTAAAAGCCACCATCGG